GCAATATTAAACTAATTAGTTTTACTTTGCAATATCAAATTAAACGAAGTAGTATAATTAAAACATATAAGTAGTATGAGCACAAAATTTAGAAGTCAGATGAAAGAGGTTATGCAACTCGCATGGTCTTTTGTTCGCAAGAACGGTTATTCAATGAGTGAAGCACTAAAATGCGCATGGGCTAATTTGAAGCTGAAAGCGGCTTTGAAAGTGAAGATAGTAGAGTTCTACTTCAAAAAGACTGATGGCACATTACGTCAAGCCTTTGGTACTTTAATGAGCGACAGAGTACCTGAAACAAAAGGTACAAAGAAAACTGCTGAAAACTGCCAAGTGTACTTTGATACAGAGGTAGGCGATTGGCGTTGTTTCAAGAAGTGTAACCTTATTAAAATCGCATGACTATGAAAGCAGAAATCAACATCGAAGAAGTAAAGGCCAACGCTGTTCACTCTGAATTATTGAAAGCAATGTGCTTGATAAACCAAGCTCGTAATATAGTTTCTGGTGCGATGGATGAAAAAGAATTAAGGGATGTAGGGCAATGGGATTGCTTAGATGAAACAGTCACTAAACTGAATGAATGTACTTGTGATATAGGCTATATCATTGGTGTCACAGTCATTGGCAGAGTAGAATTAATGATGAGATAACACGATTATCCAAAGGCAGTCTTCGCACTACTTTAATGGCTGCCTTTAATTCACTTTTAAAATCAAATGATTATGGACGAAATTTGGAAAGATATTGAAGGGTACGAAGGTTTATACCAGGTATCAAATTTAGGCAGAGTAAAATCACTTAAAAGACAAGTAGTTGACACTGTTGGTTTTAGAATTGTGCCAGAATCATATCTTAGAGGACGTTTAAGATATGGATACAGGATAGTTTCTTTATGTAAGCACGGAGAAATTAATAGATGTATGGTTCATAGATTAGTAGCTAAGGCTTTTATCCCTAATCCAGAAAACAAACCTACCGTAAACCATATAGATGGAGTCCGTAATAACAATATTGTTACTAATTTAGAATGGGCGACTTATCGTGATCAACAATTGCACAAATATCGTGTTTTGCATTCTAAAAAAGGGAGAGCGTATCTTGGTAAACTTGGTAAAGAACACAATAAGTCAAAAACAGTCTATCAAATTTTAAACAACAAAATAATAGCAGAGTTTGGTAGTACAAGAGAAGCCGAAAGAGAAACTCAAATAGACAGTTCGAGTATTGCAAGATGTTGCAATGGAAAACAAAAAACAGCAGGTGGTTTTAATTGGAAATACAAAGAGAGGGATGGTTAGTCCCCCTCTTTCTTCTGTTTTTGTATTTCAGCCTTTCTCTTTTCTTTCTGCTCTTCTTTTATTTCTGCGATTTCATCTTCGATGCGGTCAATATTGCCAGCGAACATTACCCCATGTCGCTGCGACCATACACCCCCTGACACGGCTTTTACAGCTACATTGACTTTATCTTCTAAATTGTCAAGACGATACGGAACGACTTCTGTACTAATATCTATCGTTTGGGATGCCTTGCTGAACTCCGAGGGATTGATAGCGCCTAAAGCGGAGACAATGAAATTTACACGTCTTTGCAAGAACTCACCTATCACCTCGGCGTTATTTTGTACTTGCAAATGTGTCGAAAGAAACACGTAATCGAAAGCCACTCCCGACAAAGCATTTCCAGCACCGCTCAACTTTTCAAAACTGATTTGCGGTGTATTCGTCATAGAATATGCTTTCTCAAAGAGGGTTTCTACCTCAAATTTTACGGTGTCATTTGCTTGGTTCCACGTCAGATACTGGGCATCTGCACCTTCACCTGTAAGTTTAACCATTCTATCCTTAACCTTACCCATGAAACCCTCTACATCACCAATTAGCTTCAACAGCGGAAAGAAATGGTAGTCTATACAATCAGCATAATTGGATAATAATTTCTCCAACCGGACCCGAAAAGTCTTTATCTTTTTGCAATAAGGTTCGGGACGATAAGCGTAGATAACCGGCAGTTTCGAGAATCCATGGACGAAAGAAGTTCTTTCCTCGTAACCCTTAGACAGATCCCATTGATAGACCATTCTGTCTGTGATAGTCATAAAGCAGGTAATTTCCGAGTCATCCATGAGTTTTTTCTTGTACTCACGAGAGAAAGCAACCAAATCACCTTCATCATTGAAGAACGGATAAAGTTTATCACCTCTGAATGGTGACCACAATACACTTTTCAACTTCTTGGTAGGCTTAACCTTGCCCCCGAAAGTAGTCTTTACTTTCTTCCAGAACTTCGCCCAGAACGAATCATCATCAGTGACATACCAATACTCGGCAACTTCCTGTTCGGATAACCAGGCACGGACAATCTTCTTGTTCTGATATTTGATTTTGTTGGACTTGAATACAGCCTTTACCGCATCCAGCAGCTTCTTTTCATCATCATCAGTCGGAGTGCAATCCATAGACGGTTCTGTGCCGACCGTAAAAGCTGTTTGAATGTTGACAATATCTTGCTCCAAAGGGATAGAAATACGGTTTACCGGTTCAGTCTTATATTGTGCTTCGATTTCATAGGTCTTACCAGTCTTTTCATCAAAAACTTTTTCCGCTTCCTTTTCAAGAACTTTTCTATCCGGGTACTTCTCTTTGTCAACCATGATTTCATGGCGTTCGGGATTCCAGTCGTCCCAAAGTTTACAACGGTCTGGAAGTTCGGTTTTTCTACCTTTCTTCAGGTAGTTTATCTTCTGCCCGATGTCAGGCAATGCTAATATTTCTTCGAGTGTTAATGGCATAATCTATAATTTTAGTGAGTAAATATTCCTGTTAAATCTTTCGGCTTCTGAATCTTGCCAAGTAGTTCACCCAGTACATAATAGCGAGCAGCGTCTATTCCGTGATTGTCGTGGTCTTCCGGCTCGTTGATATAGTTCCCGTCCTTATCTTTTGCCCAAACATAATTTCTGTACTCCCTTTGAAGGTTATAAGAACGCTTGGTAATGTAAATTTCCATACCCTGCACCTTGTCTATACCGGCATTGACAGAACCTTGTCCCTTTTCTACCGGGTAAATCTTAATACCTCCGTTGTGGATTTCCTGAATAAGTCGTGGGTCGGCACTATCGGCTATCACTTTCAAACCCCAAGGACGCAAGGTTTTTATAATATCTCCAGAAAGTAATCCAGTTCTATAATCCACTTCATCCAAATATAGCGCATTGTCTATGATTCCACATCGGATAACTGCTGTAGGATCATTGGTATAACCAAAATCCAATCCGATAGCCACTTTCTTACACCACATCGGGAATTCATCCACAATACCCCACTTTTTAAACACCGCACCTTCGGCTACATCAGCCCAGCGCCCAATAACCACATGAGCATATTTCTCCGGATTCTTCTCTTTCATTTCTTCAACCTCTCTCAAGAACTCAGGAGAAAGGTTCTCGATATTATCGAAGTAAGTTGTATGAATATGAAGGACATTCGGATGGGTGGAAACCTGTACCTGCACTCCGTCGATCTCTACCAGCCTATGAGTATTTTCGATGTATTTTTTATAGATGAAGTGATTGGAATCACAGGGATTCATAATGATTATAATCCGGTTTTGGATTCCCTTCTTACGGATGGAGAGCATAATTTTGTCGAACTCTTCCTCACTGGTCCACTCTTCCGCTTCATCACAGACAAAGGTTGTAATGCCCTGAATGGATTTTAATTTGGCTGTCTGATTCCCGGAGGAAGTCTTGATACCTCGGAACATGATGCGACTGCCTGTCATGCGGTTTACAATGTCCGTCTTTGTGGTCTTGAAATATTTGGTAGTTCCGTCAAGTTCTATCTTCTCCATCATTTCCGGAATAATGGACATACCAGCGGAAACCATCGTATAACGGGTATAAAGAATCTGATGGACTATCTTTTCTACAGGAGTCATTTCAAAAGTCAGGCGCTCGATAAAGGTGGAAGCATTGAAAGACTTACCGGAGCCACGACCACCAGTGATGAGAATAATAAACTTTTCCGTATCGGTGTATAATGGATGATATATTTCTTGAGGTACTATCATTTCAACTTGTCTTTAATCCAAGAATCAATAGTGATACCGTGGTCAATATCTGTAGGGATGTCGGCATCTTCATCTTGCTTGCGTTCAACTTTTCTCCAGTCTTCATCGTAATGATACAACCAAGTCATTTGAGCACTTAAATTGGGAGCCAATTCACCTTCTACAACTTGTACCTCTTCTTCACCGGTTAGATTTCCTTCCTTATCTCGCAATTTCCGAACAGTGGTATTCTTAGTTTTTATGCCACCAAGAGCCATTGCAAGAAATTTAGCACGTACAAGAGAATTTATCGTGCAACGCGCACGCGAAAGGACATCACTTAATTCACTGTATGTACTTTTCTTTTCACTAAATTTTTGCGGTGACAATCCAATGGCATGAGCAATCTCCTTATCAGTGAATCCCTTTTTGGCATACGATTCCACGAGAGAAAGAAAGTCCTCGCTTGTGTAGTCAAACTTGGGCTTTCTCCCTCCCTTACCTTTTCTGTTTTGAGATTCACTATTCATTTTTATTCAATCCTTTCTACTTGTTCATCAAATATTTCACCCTTTATAAACTTGGAATATGGGTCATAGCCAAATCTTTCACAGAAAGCAGACTTGGCTTCAAATGTATCAAAGGAAAGCATTAGATAAGCATCCATATCCTGAGCTTGTTTCTGTGCAGCATCCTTTACCTGTTGCTTGACTTCCTTGTTATGTGCTATTTGGGATTCTCGTGATAATTCGGCAATTTTCTTCTCTCTTTCTTTACCCTCATTATAAGAACTGGACATATCTTCTATCCCTGTCCGTATTTCTTCTAAAACAGGCATATCAAAATCAATACCAATGATTGATAAATCCTGTTCTGTTAATCCTGCACTCTTAAAATCAATTTCAGTTAATAAGTTGCGTAAGGCATCTATGTCAAATTCTCCTTGAACAGATTGATTATTCATAAAGATATTCTGTTCTTTTTCCTCTTTTTCTGATAGATTTACCTTGTCAACACGAAGTATATAATCAGTTTCTTCTGTTCCATCATATCCGTTGAGCTGGTCTAAGACGGTCACACGCTGATGACCGGAAACCAAATTATTTGTCCGTTCATTCCATATAATACCTCCAAGCATTCCAACACGTTTAATATTCTGCTTTAACTTTTTCAATGCAGAATCCGTTATCTTCCTTGGATTATAATTTGCAAATTGAATGCTACTACGAGCAATTTCAACAGACTCTGATTTAAAATATTTATTTAGTTCTTTGCTCATAATCAAACAATATTTTTTCTGACAATGGAAATGCTTTCAATATTTTCTGTAAATCCTCTGGCTCATTTTTCTTTAACCATAAGAATACCTTTATATCAAACCAAAGTCCATTACCGGCTTCTTTAAAGTATTCAACTGGAGTTGGAAGATTGTGAAATTTGATATATGCAAGCACCTCTTTCTTTTTCCACAATGATAAAGGATATGCTATTTTTGACTTTATGTTTATAGCTTCATCCTCATATGTCCTAAGCATTAACCTACGATTCAAGCTATCCGATTGTTTCATTCCAAGAAAGCACCAGTCAATACCTGTATGCGCTCTGACACGCTCTACCACATCCGCTAATTTTAGTATTTTAACATCTTTTTGTGGCTGGCAAAATAATCCGATTTTCAATGCTCTCGATAAATTCCAATGTGGCACTTCTAAAAATGTCACATTGTTGTATTTCGACTTTGAATAATTTATGAATCTGTTTATATGGTTCAGTCCTTTAACAAAATACATAAATACGCACACCACTTCTTTAAAATGTGGTGCAACCATATCAAGCATGGCGATAGAGTCTTTACCGCATGAATAAAACAATAGCACACGGTCAGTCTGGTTGCTGACCGTGGCTATAACTTTTGATGAATGTTGCTGTATATTCATCATTTCGCACCAAACAAACGGTTATAGTCCCTCTGTTGCTGCTCTCTGCTTTGAATACGACCTGATGCACCCCTTCGCGCACCAATGTTGTCACCTCTCTGATAATTATAGACTCGGCAATTAATTTTTATGGTTTAACAATTGAATTTATCTAACACCTTACCCAACTTATAAACTATTTGAGCCATAGCATACGTCATACCGTCTTTCTCATAAGTTATAACATTATCGTCCTCATCTGTTATTACTTCTATTTGTGCTGATTTTACCTCAACAATCAGATAAGGACGTGTGCCTTTTTGTTCACCTGTTATTAGTTTCAGTGCATCATATTTTACTATCTCAGGCTTACAATCGACACCTTTAGGCACGAGCGATGCCATTTTATATACCTTACCATCATCGCCACGATAAACAACATATCTTGAACAATACATGGTAGGTCTCAATTCTCTAAACTCTTCAGTCTTTTCGCCTGTCAATATTTCATTGAAAGGCTGTTGCTTAATAGTCAATGCTAATACTTTCATAATCGTGTAAAATTAAAATTTATGTTAGTTGCGGGTAACGGACTCGAACCGCTGACCTTCACCAAGTCGAAGTGACGAGCTGACCACTGCTCTAACCCGCGATCATACCACTAAGGTACAACCATAACCAAAGATACAGAAACTTCTACAATCGTTATTTATGACAATCGATTTATTGTCGTGAACCAAGCCATTTGTCCCGTCTTTCTCTACACACCTCTAAGGTAGGCGCACAACAAGAAAAAGTTCACCACTTTCAGTACGGTAATCGTACTGGTACATTCTCACTCTCTTTCTGCCTAACTTCGTTGTGTAGGTAGTATAATTCTCTTTACCGGGTTGACATACGCTGCAACCGTTTTCGTTTATTGAGTTAATGATTTACTTATAAATGATATACCGATACTACATGACTGCAAAAATCGCCATCACCATAAGCTATGATTTCGTATTTATCGCCTTTCATATCGGCAACTATGTAATTCATATCCCTTTCGATTACTTCATAATCATCAGGTAAATGATTCTCTATAAAATCATCCATTGAATCAGTGGTTGTAAAAAGTGGATATTCAGTCTGCCATCTGTAATATTGCAGACCGTCCAAGACCATTTGTTTAGTCAGCATAATCATTTATGTTTTTCAATATTGCTTTTAATTCTACACAGTACAAGTAATATGTATATCAATGTCATGCAGATAATACACAATAAGCAATCTGTTTTGCTAATTGATTTTGTAACGTAAGAAGCTGAAATGAAAACAAACATTACAAAATACGTGATTACATCTGCTCCATTCATACGCTTTTATCCATTGGTTTCCAATGCGTAATATATCCATCATCTAAATTGCTATAATACTCTTCTTCGTCACTTAAACCTAAACACACCCAAATTTCACCATCTTTATCTACAGTGCCAGTATATTCATAGTCACCGGTATGTAATTTCACCTTTTCGTTAACGGGAGGAATGCAATCAGCAATCCTTATCCACCCTTCATTATCCAAAGTTTCCATAATAATCAATATTTAATGTTTCACATTCAATCTTTCTTCACTTGTATAAGCCACTACAAGCCCAGTTTCATCATGCCGTATCGTGACATACTTCTCGCCTATCTCTATGGTAGAAAAGTCGTATGGTGTACATAGCTTACCCAATACCTTGCCCAGTTGTTTCATCAGTGGGGCTTCGGGGCTAATCATTAAAATTAAATCCGCTTTCATAATCGTGTGTATTGTGGTAGCCCGAAGGCTACCGAATTAAACTTAGAATTTCTCTATTTTGAGATTATCATTGATGATAAACTCACGTCCACACTCTAAAATCACACGGGTATTTGTAATTCTTTTTATCACTCTTACTACATCATCGTGCGATATGCGTGGCGTACCGTCTGCATGACAACCATTAGATAAATCACCTGATACTCTATATCTCAAACCTACTATAACTTCATTTACGTTCATAATCTTCTATATTACCGGATTAAACTATTCAATTTCTATGTCTATAATTTGCAGAATGTTATCTGTAATCATGCTATTTACACTTAATTGAGCAGACTTTATGCCATTAGCACCCATCCACTTTTTTGCTTTGTTGATAGCCGTCTGCTTGTTGCTGCCGTCAGATATCAATGCGCCTAAATCATTGTAATCGCTATCTAACAACTCAAAGTAGTACCGCTTCATAATCTTCTATATTGCGCAGGGCTTTCACCCAGCTGGTTAAACTTAAAACTTATTCTCTTTTAGCCACTGCCGATAAACTCTACCACAGATAGCTTCGTCACTTTCAAACGGGCCACCATAAGTATATTCAATCAACTCTGATGCACCGTGGGGCGTTATAGTAACTTCATATTCATCTAATGCGCATGGGTTACATACTATTCTTCTGCAACTAACTATTGCCTTATCATACTCTTTTTTCATCACTTTATATCTTTGTGGTGGGGTTATTAGCCCCACCGATTAAACTTATAATATCGTAATCTCTTTATTGCCTATCTCTGTATCTACATTCAGAACCTCATACTTTTGAGCTTTGTAGTTATAAACGACTTCACAAGTATTGAAACCTCTGCCATCTTCTCTTTGGTCATAAACAGTATTTATATGCTGGTACATCTTCTTGCCTAACATGAAGTTTACCTTACCTGATGTACAGAAGTAGAATGCCACTGCATACTTCAATGTTTTCTTTTCATCAATCTTCTTTGTTGCCATAATCGTATATGTTTTAATTGTTATTACTTCGTTTCTGATGATGCAAAGATAGTATCATTTATAATACAAAATACTATTTATGCGTTAACAAATCATAATTTAGAGTATTATTTATAATACATACTAATAAATAAGTATTTTTGCATTATGGAAGCAAAAGGAGTAATACACTTAGAAATTAAGGCTACCGGATTGCATAGGTATTTCGGTTCGCCATCAGCTATGTATGATAGCTATACAAGTCAAGAACTTGGAATAGCTCGCCAGTCCCTTCTGAACTATTGGCAGAAAACAGAAGAACCTTACGAGAATGCTATTTGCATAATTAGGAAGGGGGAGTTAGAGCGAAA